AGGCCGCCGCCCCGGTAAAGGGTCCGTCCGAGCCTCTGGCGGCGGCGTAGCTGTCGGTGCTCAGCCCCGCAAAGCTGTTCCAGTTGCGGAAATCCCCCAGCGCGCAGGCGTATATCTCGTTCACCGCCTGACCGTCCACGATGCCGTACTTGCACCCCCACAGCCGGTTGCCCTGCTCCACCACAAAGTCCATCTCCGGCATCAGCCGCATCACCGTCACCGCCGCCGTCTGGCTGTCCAGCGTCCGGCACAGCGCCGGCACCAGCACCCAGTCGTCCTCCGCCGCCTGCAATACGTGCAGGCCGTTCAGCTCCGCCGCGCCGCAGCCTGCCACCGTCACGCCGTCCCCGGCGCGGAAGCCCAGTCCCACGCCCACAGCGGCGATCTTTGTGTACACCTCCGCCAGCGCCGTCCATGTGCTGCCGTCATACCGCCGCATCACGCTCTCCGATCGCTCCGTGTCCAGCCACAGGTCCCCTGTCCGGGGCTCCTGGGGCGCCTCCGTACCCGCCGCGTAGCTGCCCAGGCTCTCCCCCGTCCCGTCGCACAGGGTGAACGTCACCTCTCCCGTGGTGGCCCGCACGTTCTCCATGCTTCCGAAGTCCGTCAGATCCTGGGTATTGATGTACTTCTTGTCCGGAAAGATCAGCAGATACGCCCCCATGCTCACCAGCTGCTTCCGGCTGTCCGTCAGCACCAACCCCGTTTTCGCGCCGTTCACATACAGCGCCGTGCCGTCCACCCAGAACAATCCGTCCTTCTCCGTCATGCCGTTGGGCTTTGTCAGCTGCGTCACCGTCCGCCGCAGGGGCCGCGTCTCCAGCGCCGGATACCCGCTGCTCCACAGGTTCTCCATCTGCTCCAGGCTCCCCGCGCCGCTGCCCGGACGGCGGTCCAGTCCCCCGAACTGCTCTACGCCTGCCCGCTGCTGCGCCGCCGCCTTCAGCTTGGGAAAATACATCTCCGCCGCCCCCTTTCAGCACAGCCGCAGCGCCGGCGCGCCGCCCTCCGGCACCGCCGTCCTGGCCCGGTAGTCCCGATAGGTCAGAAACGCGTTGTTCCACAGTCCCGCCGCGCTGTTGTACCGTGCCGTCTCCCCGTTGGCATAGTGCACCTGCGCCTCCACATAGTGCCGGTACAGCTCGTCAAAGGGCGGCTCCGCCGTCAGCTCTGTTACCTCGGTCAGCGCCGGCAGTTCCCCCGTCTCCCGGCACAGCTCCCGCCGCACAAAGCCCTCCGCCTGGGCCAGCCACCGCAGCTTCTCCGCGCGCGCATACCCATTGGGCAGCAGCGCGTCCACCCGGTCCAGCACCTGTTTTGCCGTCGTCCTTGCCATGGCCGTCACCTCAGGAAGCTCTCTCGTCCACATAGCGCCGGGCCGCCTCCGCCATCATGGCGGCGTTTTCCAGCACCTCCGCCACGCACACCGGTACGCGCACCTCCACGCCGCGCATGATCTTCCAGCTGCGCCCGTTGACGGACACGATGACAAAATTCTCCTCCTGCTTTCTGCCTCTGGGCAGCAGCACCGTTTTCATTTTCTCCTTCATCTCGCCCTTCTCCTTTCCTCATGTAAGACCTCGCCCCGCCGTCCGCCCGCGTTCCGCAGGGGGCGGTGGCCTCGACGTCCCGTCAGCGCGGCGTGGCCGCGCTGACGGCGGCATTCCCCGCAGGGGCGGACGACCCGTCCGCCCCTGCTTCACGCTCCCTCAGTTCGCCTTATCCTCGTCCGAATAGCTGCTGCCGCACTCCACGCGCACCATGTACTCGTCGTACAGGATAGCCGCGGCGTGTACGCCCTTCCAGCCCACGCTGGAGCGCTGGTCCAGCGGGTCGGCGGTGCCGGAGCTGCCGCGGGGCTTCACGATGACCTCCGTGCCCTCGCTCAGGTCCACCACGCCATAGGCGCCCTTGCCCAGGAACAGGCAGCCGTACACGGCGCAGCCCTGCTTGCCGCCTTCGCCGGGGTAGATGACCTCCTTGTCGCCCACGGTGACGGTCTTGTCCAGCACCAGCTTCGCGTCGGTGTTGCTCACCACCTGGCAGCGGGTGCCGCCCAGCACCACATAGCGGCCCGCCAGTGCGCCGGCGGCCACAGTACCGCCGTTGAAGGTCACGTCGGTGCTGGCCATAACATTGCCGTTCACCTTCAGCGTGCGGCTGTCGGCGGCCAGGTCCTCACCGCGATAGATCTTCGCCTCCGTGGTCTCCACGAAGCGCACGCCGTGCAGCTCACCGATCTCGCCGGAGAACAGCTCCGTGGCCCCGGCATACTGGTGGGCGGCGATCCACGCCTCGTCCTGGCGCAGGTCAAAGGCCACGCTGGGGTGGATGATGCACACATACTTGCCGTCAAAGGTGGGCGCGTTCATCTTCTTCAGCTGGGTCGCCGCCTTAGCCACCAGCTCGCTGGTCATGCGGCAGTCCTTGTCCAGCGTCATGCGGCTGGTCACGTCGGTCTTGGTGCCGTCGCTGCCGATCTTGGGCGCGTAGATCACCTGCTTGCCCTGCTGGATCTCGTTTCGGGTCACCGTGTCCAGCGTCAGGCCCATATTGCTGCCGTGGCGGTCAGTGATCTCCAGCACCACGTCGTCGATGGCCGTCAGATCCAGCATATCCGACACGGTGGTGTAGTCGCCGTACTGCGCCAGCTCCTTGGTGATGTAGCTGACGGAGATACCGCTGCCGTCGGGCGTCACGCCCTCGGTCAGGGGCTTCAGCGCCTTGTCAAAGGCGCCGAACTTACGCCACTCCACGGTCTTGCCGCCGCCGGCAGGCAGGCCCTTTGTGGCCGCGAACTGGTTGTGCACCAGCTGCGGTTTGGCGTTCTCCAGCAGCTCCATGCCATAGTAGGTCTTCATCTCCGCGCTCAGGCCCGCTGTGGTCTGGGTGTTCTCCGCAAACATCTGCAAATTCATCTCCATGTTTTCTCTCCCTTTCTAAAATCTGATCTTCTCTCCATCCTGTACTCTCTTCCGTATCGCCGCCAGCTCCGCCCCGCTGAGCCCCCTCGGGTCCCAGCGGCTGACGCTCCTGCGCCGTCCGCCGTTCTCCGCCACGCGGCTTCCGCCGCTGGCGATGGCCTGGGCCATCTGCTGCCGCGCCCGGATCACCGCGAATTCCATCGCGGCCTGCAGCTGCGCCTCCTGCTCCCGCTGCCGCGCCGCCTCCGCCGCGGCAGCCATCTGCCGCAGCCTCTCGTTCTCCTGCCGCAGTCCCCGCAGCCGTCCGTCCACTATTCGTCGCACCCGTGCGTCGAATTCCCCCTTGTACCGGCCGCGTATCAGCGTCTCGAAGTCCTCTCCACCGCCAGGTACCCCCTGTTCCCCGGCAGGTGCCTGCTGCTCCCCGGCGTCGGGAGCCATTCCGCCCGTCTCCTCCGCAGTCTCCTGCGCCGTCTTTTCCAGCTCGTCCATCCGAACTCTCCTCCCCGTGGTAGGTCACGACCCAACTTCCACCCTGCCGGGGTATTGCCGTGCCAGCAGCGCCAGCCCGCACCGCACCAGCGCGAACTCCCGGGCACAGTCCCCTGTCCCCGCGATCTCCGCGTATCCCGGCGCGCTTTGGAACCGTTCCAGCCGCCCTGTCTCCCGCAATCTCCCCGCCAGCGCGTACACCAGCGCGGACGCCGCCGCGCATACGATGTCCTTCCCATACTCGCCATACCCGGCGTGGCCCCGCACCGTAAGGTGCGCGCCGCCGCAGCTGGCCCGTATCATCTGGGCCGTACCGCCTGCCGCGTGGCCTGCCGCTGCCGCGTCACCGCGTCACTGCTTCGGCGCACCGCCGCCTTTCCGCCGCTGCTCTCCCGCTTCTCCAGCTCTCGCTCCAGCGCCTCCGCCAGATGGGTCCCCTGGCTCTTGTCCAGCAGCGTCACCGCCCGCCGCAGCGCCTCCGTCAGCCACGCCTTCTGGTCCGTCTCCTTCTGTCCCTGCCGGATGACCTCCGCCAGCGCGTCCTTGCTGCGGAACTGCATCAGCTCCAGGCACCGCAGCGCCTGCTCCGCCATATCGCTGCGGAAGAACCCCATCTGAAACAGCTGCAGGGCCAACTGGTTGTACTCCATGGTCTGGTACGGCGTCTCGTCCTGTGCCATCACCTCCAGGTCGAACTCCGGCACGCGATAGCCCCCGGTCAGCAGCGCCCTGGGCCGCAGGCCCCCGTTGCCGTAGGCGACGAACGCCCCGCCGTCCCGGCCCAGCAGCCGGAACTGCCGCGGCACGTCGTAAAACTGCCGGATCAGCTCGATGCACAGCGTCACCACCTGTGAAAACGCCTCATACCCGTCGTCGATCATGTTCCGCGACAGCTTGCCGCCCGCCTCCTGCAAAGCCGCAATAGCCGTGGCCGCCGTCACGCCGCCGGCGGTGCCGCCGCTCATCACGTCCCGGTTGCCCGCCGTCTCCTTCATCTCCGCGATCTTGTTCTGCAAGACCGCCACATACACGCTGTCCAGCGCCGGCACCCGGATCGGTGCGATGGAGTCCGCGCCCAGGTTCCCGTTGGTGTGCACGAAGGGCCTCGTCCAGTCGGCATACTCGTTCTCGTTCACCGCGCCGTCCGCCCGGATGAAAAACCGCGGCGTCGCCGCCGCCAGCGTGTTTTTCAGAATAGCCTGGTTCATCAGGTCGATCTGCTTCTGCGCCGACTTGCACAGATCCACATACCCATACCCGCAGGGCGTCCCCTCCTCGGGAAACAGCGTATCGAACACGAACGGGTACTTCCCGTGGTCGTACCAGCCCCGCGCCGCCATCTCCGGGTCGTTCTCCGTGGCATACAGCACATTCTCCCCCACGAACTTGCAGTACTGCAGCACCTGCCGTCCCTCACGCTCCGTGTGGTAGTACCAGTCCACCACCAGCGACTGCCCCGTCAATATATGCACAACAAGGAAAATGCCGTAACCATGCGGCTTTCAGCACATTAAAGACAATTAAACACCCCCTATAATTACACCTAAAACGCCGTAGCAAGGTTGGACAAGCCTTGATATGGCGTTTTTAAGTGAGTAGGATATGTCGCCGCAGCTTGAAAAGAGTTGCGGTTTTTTTATGCCCGAAAACAGGCGGTAACGTGGAACGTTAGGCGCGAAAAAGCCCTTATAATACAAGGCTTTTCAGACGTAAAAACAGCAAAGGCATACTGCAATACCAAAACCGCCGAAAACGGCTTTCTAATATTCCACGCAGACCGAGAAAGGAAGTGATAAAAAAATGGCAGTTTTTCGAGTTGAGAGAAATACGGGCTATACCGTTATGAGCAACCACCACTTGCGCAATAAGGAACTCACCTTAAAGGCAAAAGGCTTGCTTTCGCAAATGCTGTCCTTACCCGAAGATTGGGATTATACCCTTGCGGGCTTATCTCACATCAACCGGGAGAAGATCGACGCAATCCGCGAAGCGGTCAAAGAACTTGAAAAAGCCGGATATATCGTCCGCAGCCGGGAACGCGACGAGAAAGGACGTTTGCGCGGTGCGGATTATGTCATATATGAGCAGCCGCAGCCCAAAGAGCCGGAAGCAGCTACCAGCAGTGAACAGCCGCCTACATCGGATTTACCTACATTGGAAAATCCAACATTGGATAATCCAACGTTGGAAAAACCTACGCAGGAAAAACCTACGTTGGAAAATCCAACGCAATTAAATAAAGATATATCAAGTAAAGAACAATCAATTACTGATCTATCAAGTACCCATTCCATTCCTTTCCATTCCCTAAATCCCCTGCCTTATGAGCAGGACGAAGCGGCTACGCCGCCGGAAAGGAAAAGAACGGAAGCGAAAACAAACAGCGCAATAGAGATTTATCGGGAAATCATCAAAGACAACATCGACTATGACATTCTCATTCAAGACCCCAAAATGGATAAAGACCGTTTGGACGAGATTGTAGAAATCATGCTGGAAACCGTCTGCACAGCCCGAAAGACAATCCGTATCGCCGGGGACGACTACCCCGCCGAACTTGTCAAATCAAAGTTTATGAAGCTGAACAGCAGCCACGTTGAGTTTGTTTTGGACTGCATGAGGGAGAACACAACCAAAATCCGCAACATCAAGCAGTATCTTAAAGCGGTGCTGTTCAACGCGCCGAGTACCATTGACAGCTACTATACCGCCCTTGTCAATCACGACTTTTACGGCAGCAAATGAGCATAGCCGCAGTTTACCGGGAAAGGAGTTGATACCTTGCAGGAGGAAGTAACCCAAAAAACGATTGCCCTATCCGTCAACGTGGGAAAAGGCGCGGCAAGGCTTACCGAACAGGCGTTGCAGAAAGCAATCCAAAAGTTTTTGGAGCAGAAAAGCAAAGCCCCGCATGGGAAACAGACCATGCGGCAGCTTATGAAGCAAAATGCGGGTGTTTCCAACATCGAGATCACCGACAGCAATATCAAAGCCTTTGAGAGTACCGCGAAGAAGTACAACATAGATTTTTCGCTGAAAAAGGTTAAGGGCGAACAGACCCGTTACCTTGTGTTTTTCAAAGGCAGGGACGCGGACGTTATGACCGCAGCGTTTCAAGAGTTTTCCGCAAAGAAGCTGAACAGGGATAAAAAGCCCTCTATCCGCAAAGCCCTTGCCGCAGCAAAGGACAAGGCGAAGCAGCTTAACGCCGCCCGCGACAAGGTAAAGAAAATAGACAGGGGGCGCGAGATATGAAGCAGATAAACTACAAAAAGCTGATAATCCCGAATATCCCCTATGTGTTCTTTGTCTATCTCTTTGATAAGGTGGGACAGGCGGTGCGGCTTGCCCCCGGCGCGGATATTTCCGAAAAGATACTCAATATCACACAGGGATTTTCCGAAGCGTTTTCAAATGCCTTGCCGAGCGTTCACCCGCTGGATTTGCTTATCGGCATTGTCGGTGCGGTGGTTATCCGTCTGATTGTCTATGTCAAAGGGAAAAACGCGAAGAAATACCGCAAGGGCGCAGAATACGGCAGCGCACGTTGGAGTGCAT